ACGATCGTGCGGAACGTCTCGGACTTGTTCCAGGCGACGACCAGGGCGGCGCCGAGCGCGACCAGCACGATGATCACCAGCGCGATCGGGTTGGCGCTCATGGCTGCGTTCAGCAGCCACTGGGCGCCCGTCATGAGCGTGGTCGCCCCGGTCGACACCATCTGTGCCGCCTGATGCGCGTAGGTGACGACCGTGGAGGCGACGATCTTGCCCTGCAGCAGCCCGAACGCCCCGGAGAGCCCACCCACCGAGGAGATCCAGCCGACCAGGCCCACGCCAGCGAGCGCGACACCGAGCGCGACGATCCCGGCGCCGAGCGGGATCAGCCAGTCAGAGTTCCGTTGGATCCACTCGCCGGAGTCCTGCAGTTTGTCCGCGAAATCGGAGAACGCGGGAATGATCTTGTCCGACACGAGCGACAGCAGCTCCTGCTGCACCGGTAGGAGCTGGTCACCGATCTTCGCCTTCAGGTCCTCGGTCTGCGCGGCGATGATCCGCTGCTTGTTCGCGACGCCGTCTGACGTGTTCTGGAAGTCGCCTTGGATCGCGGACGTGTCCTGCATGATGATCGCGAGCCGTGCCTGCGCGGCCGCGTTGTTGTCGAGCGCTCCCGTCCCGTCGTATAGGCCCATCTCCATGGCCTTCTGCTTCACAGCCGCATCGGACAAGAAGACGTTGAACGCCTTCAGGGGCTCGGCTTCGCCGCGGAGGCCGGCACCGATCGCCTGGATCGCCTGCGCGGGATCCTTGTTGAACGCGGACCCCATGTCGGCCCCGAGGGTGAGGAGCGTCTCCGACCACTGCGCAGACTCGTCCTTCGCGAACCCCATGTTCTGCAACAGCCCGCCGATGTTCCCGGCGAATTCACGCGACGCGGACTCGCTCAGCCCGATCGCGGTAGCCGAGTTCTCGAAGAACCCCTGCATGCTCGCCGCGGTATCACCGAACACCAGCTCGGTGACGTTCGCCGCCTCCTGCAGATCCGATGCCGCCTCCAGGCTCCCGCTGAAGAAGTCCTTCACGCCGTCCGCGAGCATGCGGAGCCCATCAGCAACCAGCCCACCAAAGGCGGTACCGATCGCGGTCGCAGCGATCTGGCTACGGTCGGACGCCTGCTCAACATCCTCACTGGTTTGATCAACGATCGTCTTAGTCTTCGACGCCGCCGAGTCCAGCGACGGATCAACCTGACCCTCGAACTTCACCAACAGGGTGCGGTCGCTGGCCATCAGTGCTGCTCCCACTCGCGTGCGATCGCGTTCACCACGGCCTCCCACCGGGCGAACATGCGGTCCTGGTCGGCGCGGAGCTGCGGCCAGAACCAGTAGCCCTGCCGGCCGAGCCACGGCCGGAACTGGTTCGTCGTCGCTTTCTGCCCAACGAACTCCGCTTTCCCGAATGTGGTGCGGGTGCGGGTCTTCCCGGTCTTCGTCGTGTACTGGGTTTTGGTGACCTGACGCTCGAACTGCTTGGTTGAGCCGCCACCGAACTCGGCGCCGAAGAACAGTTCTCCGGCTTTCGCGCCGCCGGCGACACCGGTACGGCTGGTGCCGCCAGCCGCGATCGCCGGCACCCGGTCACGGCGCGCCCGGACGAAAGAGGCGACCGCAGCGGACTGCTTATCGGATGCCCGGCCGGCGCGCACGATCCGATCGACCTCATCGTCTGCGATGGCCTGCGCGGCCACCCGGATCTCCGCCTGCGCGGTCTTCGGCAGTTTGCTGATCTGGGCGAGGAACGGCTTCAAGCCCTCGACGGCTAGCCCCATCTTCACCCGGATCACCCGCCTCGCTAGGTTGTTGCGGCAGCCTTGGCTGCCTGCGCTTGCTGTGTTAGGACGTCTTGCACGGTGGCGATCATGCGGGCATCCTCGGCCGCCCACTGGGACGGCAGCCCGCCGACCGCCACCGTGATCTCGCAGATCAGCCGGCCGAACGAGCCGGGCTCGTAGGGTCCGGCAGCGCGTCCTCGGTGGTCTCAGCCTCGATCTGCCCGAAGTCGGCGATGTCCCTGGACCAGGCGTCGAAGTCCTTCACGTCGGATTGGCCGGTCCGGCGCAGCGCGTACCACACGCAGGTGAGCATCGCGGTGAGGGACTGGTTCACGAGCAAGCTCTTGCCTTGGTGGTTGTTCTCCCATCGCAGCGCATCCATGATCTCGACGCGTGCCTCGACCTCGGTGCCGTCCACGTACTTCACCCGGTAGGTGGTCGGGACCCCGGACCATCGCACAGTGCTCATCAGGCGCCCTCTCCGGACCCGGCAGACTCCAGGACGGGCTGTCCCTCGACAGGCAACGTGACACTGCCCTCGGACCAGGCGCCCTGCTTCCCACCGACCGGACCAGCGATAAGCGTCAGAGTGCCCGAGTATCCAGCACCACCGTTGCGCGGCCTGAACAGCCAATCAGCCTTGGTGCCGTGATTCTCGAAGAGGTACTCCGCGAGGATCGTCGCCGGGGTCCCACCATCGGTGTTCTCGCCGTACAGGTAGCCGATCTCCAACTCCCACTCGGGGTCATCGACGTCACTGAATTGCCCGTCCGGGCACAAGGTCTTGGTGCGCTGCACCGATGCTTTCGGTGTGAGCGTCACGCTGGACGCCTGGCACTGGAACGTCTTACCCGTCGACTCGTCTCCGAGACGCAGGAACACGTCCTTCATCATGATTGGCCGGAATGCCATGGCTTGCCTTTCTTAGTGGGTTATCCGCCGTGGATGGTGACGGTAAGGGCCTGCGCCGGGTACGCCTGCCCCTGAACCTGTAACTCCCCGAACGTGGAATCTGTGAGCTCCGCCGCAGAGCAGATCCCGCCCATCGACGGATCACTATCGAGGTGATCACGGAGCCGGGCCGCGACCTGCGGCCACAACTCCTCAAGCTCAGCCTGGGTCGCGGCCGGCCCGCCCGGATGGTGCCGGACAACGACCGCGATCGGGAACGTGGTTTCATCGGTGCCGCACATGTGCTCGGTGTCGAACTGGACGTCCGGCTGCCCGATCACTGCGACGGGCGGTGTGAAGGTGCCGACGACCCCACGCGGCAGCACCTCCACACCCGTCACCCCCGCAGCCGCCCCAGCCAGCCACGCCCGCGCCGCACCGATATCGATCATGCGAACACAGCCTTGCGGTAGTGCGCCTCCAACGCCTCCACATCACGGTCGACCGTGGACAGCCGCACCGGCCCGAACTCACCCACACCGATCACACCGGTCGGGGAGTCCCTGCGCGCCAACAGCCGCGCAGTCCGCAGGATCACGGACTCCACGAGCGCGGCCGGCGCCGGAATAGCCGACCACCGGCACTCCGACGCGACCTGGCTCTCCGCGGCCTCCCACGCCTGCAGCAGCGTGGGGTCCGCAGCGTCGCCCAGGTGCAGGACTTTAGCGACGTGCTCAACCGTGGTGATAGCCATCGTCAGATGATCTCGATCTTGCTGAACGCGGTCGCGTCGAGGAACCCGTACGCGTAGTAGCCGCCGTACGCGATTTCGACGCCCAGCACCGTAGGCACGACAGCGGAGAGAAGACCGATCCGCTCCTCGTAGAACTCGAACGCGTTCTTGCGGCCGACCACGACGGTTCCCGCCGGCAGGCCGGGGACCATGATCCGCGGGAACCGCAGCACGGACCCGGCGAAGGTGCCCGCATCGGCGTCACCGGCCCGCATGCCGGGCTTGTTGATCGCCGCGATGTCGAGCATCGCCCCGATGTCACCCCACATGTCGATGCTGGTGAAGATCGTGTCTGGCAGCCGCCGCGCGGACGCCCGAACAGTGCCGGCCTTCGTCGCGACCTTGACAGCTGCGTCGTACAGCGCGGTCACCCACGCGTCCACATCAGCGGCGTTCGCGGTCGCGATCGTCTCGGACTGAGTGATGCCGGCCTCGAACCCGGTCGCGGTGATCGCGTCGGTTTCCTCCGCGTACTCCGCTTGAAGGTCGGTGAGGATGATGTTCCACGCGCTCGGATCGGTCCAGTCGATATCCTGGCGCGAGATCCGCAGCGACCCGCCGGCCGTGTTCTTCGTGAACGGGATCCCCTCAAGGATCAGCTGCTGCGATTCGAGGGCCGTGAGCTCGGCGGTCTGCTTAGCGACCTTGGTGTGCTGCGTGATGTGCGGCCGGTGGAACACTTTCCCGGGGATACCGGACAGCGACTTGATGCCGAGCGCGGCGAGGAACGGCCGTGCACCGTCGAGGGTCTCGAGGATCTCGCCTTGGATCGTCACCGGGAGCAGCCCGGGAGTATTCGTGGTGGTCTGGTCGGCGCGGGTCTGGATTCCGCCGCCAGCTGCCTGGGCCGCGTGGACACGCTGCACAGCATCAGGGTCAGGGGCGAACTCTTCACCGTTCGCGCTGTAGTGCTTCTCGGAGCGGATCTTGTCGACCATGAAATGCCCGAACGACGGATATACCATCGGCCGGTCCTTGACGCCCAGCCGGGTGCCTTCACCTTGGGCGCGGACGGTCGGGGTGATCGCGGTCATGGTCTGCTCGTGAGCTGCGCGGGTCTGCTCGAACTCCTCGAGCGGCTTGACCTGCTCATCGATCTCAGCGATCCGCTGCTTGGTCGAGTTCAGCGCCGCGGTCTCCGCGTCGACCAGATCGCGCTGGTCTTCCTCGACACGCGACAGCAACTGCGAGATGTAGTCGACGTGCTTCGCGCGTTCTGCGAGCAGCCGGGCCAATACGGGATTCATCAAAGTCTCCTTCTGTGTTCCTCGTGTGGTGGCCCATCCCGGGTTCCGCGTGGTGCCCCTGCTGGGTCCGGCGCGATGCCCCTTCGTCTCCGGCACGAGATTGCCTTGCCCCCAAAGTAGGAACGCGCTGTTACATGCGACGCAGACCGTCGAGATACGACCGCCAGGCGTCCACCTCGGCCGACCTGCGCACATTGTTGGCGTGGTCTGGCTGCCGTTGCCGGGACCGCACGAGCGCCACCTTCGCGCCCGCGTACGCAGGCGTCGGCGTGAGCGAAACCTCGAGCAGGCGGGCCTCACGCCGGGTCACTGACATCACGCCAAGATCCGAGTCGTACTCGCGTTCGTTGTTGAGGTCGACCACAGTGCCGTCCGCCTGCTTCGACAGTTTCTCGATCGGCGCGAACCCCACGGACAGCCCGGTCAGCAGCCCGGCCCGGGCTTTCCGCGCGGCCTCCACCGCGCGCGGGTCATCGACGTCGAGCTTCCACACGCAATCCAGGCCCGCGTCCGTCTCTCGCCACTCGTGAGACACACCGATCGGGAACGTCCTGTTGTCGTGCCACAGCAGCAGCGGCAGCTTCCGCGCGGCCTCCCGGATCGACTTCGTGAACGCGCCCGGCGCGAACCGTTCCTTGAACCAGCCGATGTCCGCCCACCGGTTGTAGGGCACCGCCCGGCCTTCCAGGAACTTCCCGGACTCAGAGGCGTCCGCGTCCCGGAACTCCAGCGTCGGGAACGTCCGCACCTCAGGCGCGGCCAGCGTCACAATCTCGTCATTCATCGGTCTTCTCCTCCTGGTCGTTGTCGGGCTGATCATCGTCGTCGGGTGGGGGGATCATCGGGGCCACCGGCGTCGCGAGCTCCTCAGGGACCTCCGCGGAGTAGCCCAATGCCACGCGGCCCTCCGATTGAGTGACCAGCCGGGCTGCCTGGGCGCGGACAATCCAACTCACGGCCGTGGACTTGTCTTCAGACAGGATCGCGTCCCGCGCGAACCGGATCCGCTGCCCGCGCGGCAGCCACGCCTGCGACCACGACAACTCGAGCTGCTCCAGGATCGGCGCCGCGGTCTGTCGCAGCAGATTGAGCCACATCGGCCCGGGAGAACGGTACGTCAAGCCCGATGCCACCGAACCGCCGAGCCAGAACGCGTCCAGATTCATGATGTTCGCGACGTCGACCAGCGACAGCTGCCGGGCCTCCACCATCTGCGCATCCTCAGGCGACCACGCGAGCGGCTTCACCTCCGACCCGTCCGGCAGGAACACGGGCCTGCGCTGCGGGCCCCCGAACCGTTCCATCCACCGGTCCGACGCCCGCTCGAGTTCCTCCTCGGACGGCTTCTCCACGCCGCCGAGCACCACCACCGCAGACGGCACCGCCGCACCGTCCAACAGCCGCTCCTCGTAGGTGGTTTGCTTCGATATCCGCGACAGGTGCGACATGTGCTGCTCCAACACGCCGACACCGCGGCGCGGCTGCAGCGGATCCATCCCGCGCCGCACATGCACCACATCAGCGGCCGGCAGCTCCTGCCCGCAGTAGTAGTAGGCGGCCGTCCCCTCACCGATGACCAGATCCACCATTGCCGCCGGCAGGTGCGCGACAGCGACCGGCCAGCCCGTCGCATCCCGCGCCGTCACCAGATGCACCGCGTTGCCATGCACGAGGTAGTCATCCACCTGCCGGCCGACGAACCACGCACGATCCGCGCCCGGGTCCGGCTGCTCGAGCAGACCCGGGCGGGGCAGCACCACATCACCACGCACCGCATCGATCGGCATCTGCATCGCCATACCCTCAATCAGCGACAAGCCGCGACCCACCGCAGGGATCGCTTTCATGGCCTGCTCGGTCATCACACCGCCGACGCTCCAGTTCGACTCCGAACCCGGCCACACCACCTGATTCCACGGCTGCGTCACGCCCGGACCCGCCGCCACCGACCCCCACGTAACCATTCCCATGCCCTTCAGTAGATCCAGAACTTCGGCTTAGACGGCTCAACCGCCCGATGCGACGACGCCCACACCGCCATCGTGTGAGCCTGCACCGCCGTGATCGGCTCCCCATCACGCGACACCCACCAGCCACCCACCGGCAGATCCGCAGACCCCAGGCCCGCCTTCAACGCCGGCGACAATTCGAAGAAGATCTCACCGGACTCCTGCACACCGGACAGCCAGTCACCCGCCGCCGCGACAGCGTCAGCCTGCGACACCCGCAGCAAAACCGGCGCCTCTTCCAGCCGCTCGAGCTCATCCATGCAGCCGCGATCCAGCCGAGCGTTCACGCCGGCGACGTTCACCACACCAGGTAGCCCGCCCACGTACGCGGCCACCCACCGCACGCCCGGCGCTGTCTTCGACTCCACGACCGTCTGCCCGTCCGGGCCCGGCCATGCCACAGCCACCGTCGACTCACGCAACGCGGGATCGAGCGACACACCAACCGACACCCGGGCGCCCGCAGGAATCCGCTCCTCCGCCGTCTGACGCTTCAGCACATCCGTGGACAGCACACCGCCGCCATCATCCTCAGCGTCACGGTTCGCGTACGCCCGCAGAAAGTCAGCGCGGTCCAAGGTCGTGAGCTCGCTCCGCAGGTAGCTCTCACGCAGTCCGAACCCGCGCCGCGGATGATGCTCCAAGACCAGCCTCAGTAGCTCACGATCCGGCAACGCATGAATCTCTGCATCGTCAGGGATACCGAACTCAATGAACGCAATTCGGGAGTCCGGATCATTCACCGCCTGCCGGCCGAGTCTGCGCGCCTCATGCAACCAACCGGACGCGTGAGTTCCAGCCGCCGACATCAGCCATTCTGTGCCTGGTTTGATGCTCCACATCGGCCGATAGCCCTGCTGAATCATCCGCTTCGTCACCAGCGAATGAGCCCACAGCTCATCCACCCAGACCAGATCCCAGCCGCCACCATGACCGGCCTTCTCGTTCGGGGCGAACGGGAACAGCTCGGACGCCGTTTTCCGGAACGTCAGCATCTCGTTGGAATTGCCCGACGTGACATGCACCTCATCGCTGAGGAGCTGCTTCAGCCCGAGATCCGGCTGCACATCGGACTCGTTGTCAGCGATCTCCAGCCACCGTTTCCGTGCCTCATCACGGGTCTGCGCCGTGTAGGCGATCCGCGACTTCGAGCGCAGCCCGCGCTCCACAGAGACAGCCTTCACCATGAACGTCTTCCCGCCACGACGCTGCACCAGCACAATCACCGTGTCGTACGCCGGCTCCCAGCCGCCCAGTCCATCAGGGATCTGCTCGGTCGCCACAGCCGTCCAGTACTCCTGCCACGGGAATAGCCGTCCGCCCAGCCGGTCAGCGACCTTCCGGATCTTCGGCCCGTACGTCGGCCGCTCCGGATGCGGCAACGTCACGAACTTCGGGCGGACCCCCCACGATGCCGGCCAGGACGGAAACACCTCCTGCGCTGCCGGACTCCTCAAGGTCGCGGTCGTCATCAGTAAGCCCCAGCCGATCCATCACCGACACCAACCGCGCCGACGCCGACAACCACTGCTTCGGGTCCTGCGCACGCTTCGCAGAATCCACCAGATCCGCCGTCGAACGGGCCAATTCGAGTAAGACCGGATTCAGATCCGGCCGATCCTGCGCGATCGCCTCCAGACCAGCCCGAGTCGGCCCCGGCTTCCGCGCCCGCACCGCAAACCACGCCATCTTCCGCTCCGGCATCACAACACCTCACATGTGAGCTGACCACACTAGCTAGATCGAATGG